AGACATATTCTACATTTAGACGCAGAAGTTTTAGAAGAACTGTTACGCACTAAAGATGAGTTTATTGTTTATCTCCAAGATGAACTTGCTCAATTAAGAGCTTCTTTGAAAGATGAGAAGCCTGAACGTATTAGAGTTACTTCAGAGTTTAAACAGAGCAGAGCATATAAATCAGTTCATACTAGAATTAGAGAACAAGTTCTAGCTAATAAGGCTAAGCATACTCCATTTCCAGCAGAAGTAGAAGAAGAGAATTACGAAAAGATAGTGGTTGAATAATGATTGAATATCCTGGTCAAACTTCTCCTGTAATAGGACAGCCTGCACAGGCGCAGCAATTAGCTGTTCCTCCTATAAATGGACAAGAACAAACTGATACAGATATTCTTAATAACGATACAGAAGAAAAGCCCAAGCAATTAACAGCCGTCCCAGATGAATACAAAACTATTCTAACAACATTACTATCTTTGTGCGAGAGAGAAGATGAAGCTGTTCATTATGCTTGGATTAGGAAAGCTAAGAGACTGGAGTTATACTTTAACAATATTGTTACGCTCTTCTGGGATAATTTAACTAATGATTGGGCCATACCGAATTGGGACGACAAAGAAGCAGAAGGTATCCCGCCACGAATTATCAATATCTACCGTCCGCACGGCGAGTCTATTATTGCTGCTTTATCTGTTGGTGTTCCTTCTGTTCTGTTCTTCCCTACTGATGCAGATAACGCAGACGATATTGATAAAGCTGAAGCGTTCTCCGCTCTTGCAAAGGTTGTTCAGAAACATAACAAAGCTAAGCTCCTTTATATTAAGATTCTCTCTATTCTGTTTAATCAAGGCACTCCTTTTGTTTACTCCTATTGTAAGAAAGATAGAAGGTTTGGATTCTATCAATCAGAGGAAACCTCTCTAGAAGAACAGACTTCATACAATCATGAATGTCCTGTTTGTGGATATTCCTTTGGTGAAGCTGGTGAAGAACCTATTACTACTCCCTGTCAATCCTGTGGACAAGTAGTTCAAACAGAAGTAACTCCTAAAACTGTTCAGATACCTGTTCCAATTCAGGTTAATAAAGAGAAATCTAGGGTTATTATTGACCCGTTTGGAGTTCTTAACGTAAAGATTCCATACTCTGCTAGAACAGTAGAGCACGTAGGATTCCTTATTCTCAAGTTTGACCAATCTATTGCTTCTCTCCGTTCTATTTTTTGTGTTCATGGACCTAACGGAGAGGAGCCACTAATTGAAAACATCGAACCTTCTACTGCTGACACTAGTGTGGATTCTACTGTTAGGTATCCTAGTGTTTTCCTTAATAACCAGCCTCAAAATACTGCGGTAGTTAAGTGTGTTTGGTATAGACCTTGGCAATTTGACCTTGCTGTTTCACCAAATAGTGAATCTTATAAGGATGAAGTAGTAAAAATCAAGACGAAATATCCACAAGGTTGTTATGTTATCTATGTAAATGATAATCCTGTTGAAATTAATGGTGAAGACTTAGACGAACACTGGACTATTGGCTTAGACCCACGTTCTACTTCTATTCATGCTGAACCTTTAGGCACAAATCTCGCAATGATTCAAGACATTGCAGCAGAGATTGATGAATTAGAATTACAAACGATGGAACATGGTATTGCTGAGCTATTTATCGCCTCTGATGCAATAGATTTCAACAAATATGGCAATACGCAAGCCAAACCTGGCAATATTACTCAAACGTTCAAGGAACCCGGAAGAAACATTGGTGATAATTTCTTTGAAACCAAGACTGCACAATTATCTCCGGAAATTGTTGGTCTTAATGCCAAGTATAAGAACCTTGCTGAGTTTGTTACTGGAGACTTCCCTACTGTTTATGGTGGTTCTGTTCCTGGCTCCTCTACTGCTACTGAATATACTAAGTCGCAGAACCAAGCGTTACAGAGATTAGGCACAGTATCAACAATTGCTTCATTCCTTTGGGCAGATATTATTGATAAAGCAGTTAATGAGTATGCTAAGGTTCTAGAGTATGATGAGAAGCTAGTAGAGAAGACGGCGGCAGGATTTCAGTCTACTAACATTGACCATATGTCATTACAGAGAGGTGATGTTGGTAATTGTGAACCAGAGTTCTCAGAATTACTACCAATCTCTTCAGGACAGATTAAAGATACCTTAATGTCTATGTTGCAATACAAAGACCCAATGGTAATGGCAATGATTTCTCATCCACAGAACAATGAATTGATTAAGAAAGCATTGGGTATTCCAGAACTTTACATTCCTGGCATTAACGATAGAACTAAACAGTATCGTGAGATTTCTTTGCTGTCTCAAGACCAACCTAAACCATCTCCCAATGCGCCACTTGGAATGGAACCATCAATTGTTCCTGAAGAATTCGATGACCATTTGGTTGAGATGGAAGTTTGCAAAGTTTGGCTAAATAGTTCCAAGGGTCAAAAAGCTAAGTATGAAAATCCGGCAGGTTATCAAAATGTAGTGTTACATTGGAAAGCACATCAGATGATGCAGCAAATGCGAACTGATGTTCCTAATGAAACATCTCAAGGTCAAGAACCAGATTCAGCTTCAACAAGAGTGGGTGGATAATGTATAAGATGTTTAAAGTTTTCTTTTATCCTGATGAAGGAATTTCAACTCCAGATTCAGGTCCGTCAGATAAAGATATTCTAAACCAGGATGACTCCAATGATGAAGATGTTTCCAGTGGAGAAGGAAGTGATGAAGAAGAAAGCGAAGAAGAAGATGCGACGGAAAGCGACTCTTCCGATGATGAAGAATCTGATGGGTCTGAAGATGAAAGTGTAGATGAAGATGAGCCGGAAGAAGATACCGACGAAGAAGAAACTCAAGAAGATGAAAGCGAAGCAGAAACGATAGATGCTTCTGACTTAGCTAAATCAGTTAAGAAGATAGCTCCTGATTTATTTAAGAAAGTTCCTGGTTTACGAGAAGCATTAGAACGTGATAAACAGTTTGGAGAAATATTTCCAACAGTTGAAGATGCTAAAGCTGCGTCCAACAACACCGGATTCCTTCAAGCAATGTATCAGGACATTGCATCTGGTGATATTGAAAAGACCGGAAACTTTCTTAAGGCAATCAAGAATACCAACGAAGAAGCATTTGAAGATTTCTCTCATACTATTTTAGAATCTATTGGTAAGATTAATCCACAGTTATATGGCGAAGTTATGTTAAAGCCGATGAAGAAGGCTTTAATGGCAATGTATTCTGATGCCCTTAAAACAGGCAATAAGAATCTTGCAGCAGTAGCAATTCACGCGCATAACTATTGGTTCGAGACGCAGGATATTAAAGCTCCTCTTGAAGATAGGAAGAAAACTACTAAGAGTAAAGAACAAGAGGATTGGGAAAAAGAAAAGCAAGAATTTGAAAACACTAAGCTAGGTGATTTCAAAGGTGGTATCACGGAAGTTGTTAATCATTCAATGAAACTTTCCATTACCAAGGAATTGGATGGAATGAAGCTGGATGATTACCAGAAACGTAACATTATCCGTGATATATTCTTGGGAGTTGACGAAGTTCTAGGTTCGGACAAAAGATATTTGGGGGGAATCCAATCTCTATTTGACCAAGCTAAAAGCTCCAAATACTCCCCCGATTACAAAGGGCGTATTGTTAAAGCATACTTACAACGCGCCCGCCAAGCATTACCAGCAATCCGTAATAAAGTATTACGTGAAGCTGGTATTAAATTCAAAGAGTCTCCAAAGTCTGAGTCACGCCGACTTGTTCCTGCTGGGTTGGGTGGCAATAAAAGTGAAGACACAAAGATTGATTTCAGCAGAGTTGACCGTTCAAGAACCACAGATATGGACATCCTAAATGGGCGTCCGAAATATCTTAAGAAGTAGGAGATTAACATGGCTGTTGGTGGAACCCAGTTACTCTCTGTTGAAATGGAAAAGGTTCGTAAAAAGCTTTCCATGCTCTATGAGTTGGAAAGTGCGAAGTTCTTTTCAACAGTTGAGAAAAAGGATACGGAAGTTATCTCAGAACGAGATATGCGTATTCCTCTCGCTATTGGTCCTGGTGGTTACTTTGGATATTACAATCCGGATGGTGGTGACTTAGGAATTGGTGATGGACAGACCTATGATAAGGCTGTCATTAACACCGTCAATTTCAAACATGCCATTCAATGGAATACCAAAGCTCAGTGGGGAACAGATGATAGCCGTAAGAGCGTCATCAATCTCTTCAAAGAATTAATGGCTAAAGCAATGCCAGAGTTCCGTCGTCAGACTGAATCACAGTGCATGACGGCTGGAAATGGTGTTCTTGCTACCATTACTTCTCTTGCTACCACTACCTTAACCAATGATACGATTACCTGCACTACGGATGGCTATGGTATTAAGCTTCTCCGTAAGGGTCAGCGTATTATGATTTATGATGCGGCTCTTGCTGCTCCGCGTCAGGCTACTCCGGTTAAGATTATTGCTTACGACTTGGTTAACAAGAAGATTCAAGTCGATGCAACCGTTGCAGCTATTGCACCTACTGATGTGATTCTGCCAGAAGGATTAAGCGGTGCTACACCGACTGGTCTTTTCGGTGTTCCTTATCACGTTCAGAATTCTACAGTAGGTAATTGGTTAGGACTTCCAAGAGCAACAACGCCAGAAGTTCAGGCCAATAGAGTTAATGCCGCTGCTGCCGCTTTAGCTCCTGCATTTGCTCGTCGTGCTATCAATGCCATTGGTGACAGGCTTGGAATGGATAACAAAACTCCATTAACAGCTTGGATGCACCCGTGTCAGGTTCAGGCATATGAGGCTCTTGGTCAGTTAGTTTCCATCATTAATAAGGAAGCTTCTGAGCAGGGACTTAATCTCTTCTTCAGCGAAAACATGAGGTTGGCTGGTGCTCCTATCAAGCCTAATTTCGTGTGGAATAAGACTCGAATCGACTTCTTAACTAATGACCATTGGGGTCGTGCAGAATTGACACCCATTGATTATTACACGGTTGAAGGTCGAAAGATTTTCGAGTTGAGAGGAACGTCTGGTGGTGTTGCAACAAGCCAGATTTTCTACATTGTGGCGAGCTGGAATCTCTTTTGTGATTGCCCGCCAGCACAAGCCTATATTGATAACTTGTTAGTTCCAACAGGTTATTAGTATCTGGGGAGAGGCGGGGGATAGACACAAGGAACACCTATCCTCCGCCTTCTTTTATGTTATCATTTGTAGAAGTCTTAAACGAACGATTAGTTAGGTATTACGGTAATGAGAAACATACCGGACTACCTAAGTATCGTTTAGTTCGTTCAGAAACACAGACTGAGAAACGATATGGTTCTTACGATGTAGTAACTCAAGAAACTGGAATCTGGCTAGGAACTAAACAAGGTTTAGTGGAAATAAAGAAATATTGGTATATGTCTCCTTGCTGGTTATTAGAGCGAGTGGAGATTAATACCAATCGTAAGGATACAATTCATGAGAAATATACTTACGAACCTTTGTTTCCATTTCTAGATAAGGAAGATAAGCCTCTTGACTTAAACTGGAGAGTTTTAGAATTCTTTTTAGACCGTTTAGAAAAAGCTGAAAAGAGATTTCTAAATGAAGCTGACCACTTAGCTCAAGAAGAGAAGAGACTTGAAGAAGAAAGCAACAAGGTATTCGCTGAGTTAGATAAGCCTGACCCAATTCACGAATTACCTACGTTTAATACGTCAACGTTAATTCCAAAAGTAGGATAAGATGCCAACAGCTACAGTTCTTTCTATCTGCCCATTTGAGACTATTGAGATTAAACCTATTGCTAAAGGATACTTCCGTATTCCAGCAGCACCCAAAGATGATTTCGTTTTATTATTGATTGAAGAATCATCCTACATTCAGAGACTTCCAGCAACGGACCATTCTATTACTATTCCTGTAGCAGCACATCACATTGCTAAGTCTATTGTTGATGATTTTATCAATACTGTTATTGAAGCAGATGACAATGCTGGACCTGGAATGATGTGGTTTGATTTCAAAGTAACCAGACCACAAGTTCTTTCTGATTTTAAAACAGAGTATGATGCTTTAAGAGCTAGACAGATTCGTTGGTTTGAGAATCTTTGTCGCAAAGCAGATGATGATTTCAACCAATATCATAAGCTTGGTCTTATTTCTGAACATCAAAGATATGCAGCTAAGTATTTAGGACATGATGCTGAATGGTTAGTTAATTACAATGTTAATGAAGGTATGGTAGATTGTCCTGGTTGTTATACTAAGATTGATGCGCGCGCAGTTAAGTGCTTACATTGTGGAGCAATTCTTAACCGAGCTAAAGCAATCGAACTTGGAATCATTGTTCCTGAAGCTCAGGCAATTCCATCACTTCCTAACCCACAATCTTTATTAGCGAAGAAGTAAAATGGCTAATCTTTCATCAGACGTTTTCGATAGAAGTAGAGCAGTTCTTAACGACGTAGCAAAAGACCTCTATACTGATGAGGTTCTTTTACCATATCTTAAAATTGCTAATGATGACCTGTCTGATGAATTAGTTGACAATGGCGCTACTGTTCAAAAAGAAATAACAGCAGATATTCCATTATCAGCAGGAATTCCTCAACCAGCTTTACCATCTAATATGATTGTTCCTATTGAGTTATATGAAAAGAATCAAGGGCAAGATGATTCATATTATCGTTATATGTGGCAAAAGGATTTCTTACCTAATGGATTACCTGGTAATGAATTAAGTGTCTGGACTTGGAGAGAACAAGCTATT